TAAATTATAAAAAGTATTGCAAACACTTTTACACAGAAGAGTGGATGAAAGATTTCATAAGAGAAAGGTACGAAAATGATTTCAAGATTTTTAACTATGGGATGGACATATAATGGAAAGTGTATAACAGAATTATCAGATATGCCTGAGGGTACGTTTGGTTTTATATACAAAATAACTAATGGAAACACTGGTGAATACTATATTGGTAAGAAACAAGTAGTTTCTATTAGAAAAAGAAAATTTGGCAAAAGAGAAATAGCTAAATTAACAGATAAGAGAATGAAACGATATGAAATGGTTCAAAAAGAAGCAAAGTGGCAAGATTATCGTTCATCAAATCCAACAGTACAACTCTGGTTTCATTCAAACGCATTAGCATTAGAACAAGAACCTAGAGGAAAAATAAACGATACATTAAAATTAGAAATACTTAAATTTTGTAAAACTAAGAAGGGTTTAACCTATTATGAGTTACAAGAACAGTTCCAACATGAGGTTCTTAGTGATGAATTAGCCTTAAATGATAATCTTTTAGGAAAGTTTTTTAGAAAAGATTTGGAATTGTAAAATATTTTTCGTATATTTGTATTGTTAAAAGTATAATTATGCTCTCACATCACGATAAACAAAAGGTTATAAACGTATTAGATGATGTATTAGGACCTGGTACATCTATGAAAAATGATGAACAAGCACACTATTGTCCTTTTTGTCATCATCATAAGAAAAAGTTACAAATAAATTTAGTTACACAACAATGGCATTGTTGGGTTTGTGATGCAAAAGGAAAACGAATAAATAGGTTATTAAAAAGACTTCATGTAGATTCTCGTAAATTAAAAAGATTGTACGAAGTATATGGAGATGATTATATTACATATAGTGTTGATACTGAAGAAAAGGTAGAGTTACGATTACCGAGTGAATTTAAATCACTCCTAAAAGTACCAGAAGGTAAAATAAATCCTGTGTACAGAAAGGCTCTTAGGTATGCTGAAGATAGAGGTATTACTAAAGAAGATATTACGAAATATAATATTGGGTATTGTGATGGTGGTATTTATTCTAATAGGATTATTATTCCTTCCTATGATTCGGATAATAGACTCAATTACTTCATCGCGAGGTCTATACACTCTGAGGAAAAATTTAAATATAAAAATCCGCCAGTTTCGAAAAATGTTATAATGTTCGAAAATCAAATAAATTGGAATGAACCAATTACTCTAGTAGAAGGTGTATTCGATGCAATGGCAGTTAAACGAAATTCAATTCCTTTACTTGGTAAGTTTGTACCAAAAAAATTAAGTGATAGTATATATAAAAAAGGAGTAGATACGATTAATATCCTACTCGATGAAGATGCTCAAGAACAAGCTTTACGTTATACTATGCAATTCCAAAACCAAGGAATAGATACAAAAAATATAACTCCCTCAGAAAAAGATGCATCCGATATGGGGTTTTCGGAAGTAAACAAAATACTTAAAAATTCAAAAGAAACAAAATTCGGTGATATTATATCACAAAAGTTAAAAGGTTTATGATAATAAATAAGGTTTACCATTTGGCAGATTTACACATTAGAAATCTACAAAGGCACAAGGAATACAAATTAGTATTCAAAAAATTCTTAAAACAAGTTAAACAAGATAATATAGAGGATTCTCTCATCTATATTGCAGGTGATATCGCTCATGCAAAAACAGAGATGTCACCCGAACTTGTACACGAAATAAGTTGGTTTCTTACCGAGTGTGCAAAATTAAGAGAGGTAGTATTAATCACAGGTAATCATGATTGTAACCTGAACAATTCCCATAGACTCGATGTTCTTACACCTATTATCCAAAATCTTGGAAATAATCGAATTCATTATCTTCGTGATACTGGTGTCTATAATATCCATAATCTTACTTTTGTTGTTTATTCTATATTGGATAACAAGGAAAATTGGCCTAAAGGAGATACCATTGATGGAGAAAATACAATCGTTTTATTTCATGGACCAGTAAACAAAGCTCAAACAGATATTGGCTATACAGTTTCTTCAAACTCATTCCAAGTGGATATGTTTGATGGATTCGATATGGCCATGTTGGGTGATATCCATAAAAGACAAACATTTGGACCTGGTTATGAACACATTGCTTATGCTGGTTCTATGGTTCAACAGAATCATGGTGAGTTATTAGAAAACCATGGTTATTTACTTTGGGATATTCCAACAAGAACTTTTACAGAACATCATTTACATAATGATTATGGGTTTTTAACAGTTGATGTAGTTGATGGTAAGATACCACAATGGGTATATGATGAAATAGATACAAAACTTCCAAAGTTCCCAAGATTAAGATTACGATTTACAAGAACAGAGGCATCTGATATGAAGAGAAAAATAACTGAACTTAAAAAGTTATTTAAAGTTGCTGAAGTTACTGTAACACGAACTGATACAATCGGACAATTAAAAACAAATCAAAAAGTAAACAAAAACATCGTTGGTAATGTTAAAGATGAAACCTTCCAAAATCAACTCATCAGAGATTATTTACAAAGACAATATCTTTTAGAATCAGACGAGTTAGATAAAATAGCAGAGATAAACAAAGAACTTAATGGTCATATAGATGATTCAGATTCAATGGGTAACATTCTATGGACACCCAAAGAGTTTAAGTTCTCTAATATGTTCTCTTATGGTGAGGGTAACTTAATCCGATTTGAAAAGGCACAAGGTATCATGGGTATCTTTGCTCCTAATGCAAGTGGTAAATCTTCTATGTGGGATGCACTATCTTTCTGTATCTACGATAAAACTTCAAGAACTAATGTTTCTAAGAACATTATGAACAACCGAAAAGAAAACTTCCATTGTAAGTTTAACTTTGAGATTGATGGGGTTGAATATTACATCGAGAGAACTGCTAAATGGACACGAAAGAAAACTAACCTCAAAGTAGATGTAAACTTCTGGAGAGAGGATGCTGGAGTGGTTCAATCACTTAATGGTGAACAACGTAGAGAAACTAATAAGAACATTGAAAAGTATTTAGGTAAATTCGAGGATTTTGTTCTAACTGCACTTTCCTTACAAGGAAACAATGCACTCTTTATAGATAAATCACAATCGGAACGTAAAGAAATCTTATCTCAATTCATTGGAGTAGATATCTTTGATAAACTATATCAAAAGGCAGCAGATGAGAATAGAGATAATGCAACACTTATCAGAAAATTTAAGAGTGATGATTTTACTCAAAAATTAGCAGACATAGGTGAACAACTTAAAACCGACAAAAATGATTATAAACTTTTAGAGATAAATCAAAAAGCTTTAAAAGACGAAGAAGAGGTTTTAAATAAAAAGATTATATCTCTTAATGAGAAAATAGTAAAATTAAATGCAGATAGTGGTGTTCCAATTGAAGAGTTAGAAAAAAGATTGAAAACCCTCGAAGTAAAAATAGATGAGGTCTCTAAAACGAAAGAATCGGTACAAGACAGAATCACATTTAGAGAAGAACAACAAATTGAATTAGAAGAAATACTTGATAAGTTTGATGAAGAAGATTTAATCTTTGGAGTTTCAAAATTAAAAAGATTAAGAAAAGAATTATCTAAAATTGATTCTGAAATAGAAAAAATCAATATTAAGTTAGAAGCACTTTATGAAAGAAAACAACATTTAGATTCGCACAAATATAATGAAGATTGTGATATCTGTATGGAAAATTCTAAATCTATTTTAGATACAAAATCTGAAGTAGATTTAAAAATAAAAGATTTACAAGAATCCTTACAAGATTTTGAAAAAGAAAAATTAGATTTGAATATCGAAATTGATTCTTTAAAAGGTTATGAAGGTGAATGGGATAAATATACAGAAGCAAAAGATAAAGAGGATAAATTAGATAGAGAAATATCTCAACTTATTAACAAGTTATCAACAAGTGAAACTGAAGAAATACGATTAGATACACAAATTACTCAACAACAGCAACTTATTAAGGAATATTATAAGAATGAGAAACAAATTCAGAAGAATAAAGTAATTCGTAATGATATCAGTTTAGTAA